GCTAATGACCCATGAACACGGAGACGGCCTGCCAGTTATCCGACGTCGACTCTAACGAGAGCCTCCACCGTATCCCCACCAATCATAGGTGGTTTGAATTTGTGATTGTCCTTTTTATTAACGACCTTGCCTCGCTTGTCTACGGTACACCAACCAGCGCAGTAGTCGAGAACACTCTGCGAAACTGATTGGTATACCTCAGCAAGCGATTCGACGCCAATGCCGTACACTTCGTCAAGGAAATCATCAAACTCAGGGATAGGGTGAGAGGGAGTCTCGAGTATCCTAGAGCCGATCTTGTCAACGTCGCCCATCTCTTTCAGCTTAGTCAAGCGTGTGTCGAGATAGGGGTTGGGGGAAAGTGCTTCTGATGTGTTAAGAAGCAGGTCGCGAATGATGGGAACGTGTCTATGCTCGTAGGCAGCACACAAGTACTTGCCTGACATATAATCTCGGTCATTGATCTGAGTGTTCCTATTGGGACGCAGATTCAATTTTGCCAAGACACGTCCGAACTGTGGAACGGGACGAGTGCCTATTGGGCTACGCACATACCTTTTCCTATAAAAAGTTGCGTGATGCCTGCCCTGTTGTGGAACGACCTCGGCTTTCATACCCGAGGCCTCAACAACACTCTCGATACTTGCTTGAACAGTGGCGGCATCTCCAACCACATACCCAAGGTAATCGTCCCCCCCGTGGATGCTCGTGCTCACAACAACTGCAGCTCTCTTGAGGGCTGCCGCCATTTGAGACATGCTTACGTAAGAATTTCCGGGAGTAGTGGTGGTCTCGCCCGACCATCTCTCTCCCTCAACAGTGGCGACCACGCCGTAGCGCGTCCACACCTTGATCTTTGTCGTCTTCGCAAACTCACGAACAAACCAATCGGGTGCTCCCAATTTCCGATAGAACATCGCCTCAGGACGGCGAAATTCTTTCGATTGACTTCCATCATTATTTTTCATGTCGCTCTCGATGGCCACACCTTCTGATGACTCCATGATATCCCCAAGTTCTTCTCCGCTAGAACCACATGCGTATATGATTCTATTCCCGGTATTCTTCGGGTTGGAAAGGGAAAACACGGACTTCATCCTATCGTTGAGCTCCATAACGACAGGTCCGGTGAGCGCATTGTACATATCACTCCCCTGATATACAATGCGCGGTTGAGTGCCATGCTCTTTCAAGAGCGCTTCTTGCTTTGCGAACACGTGCTTAACGCTCATGTCACTGTTCAACTGATGTTCGGCCAATGCCGCCAGAAGGCGCTCGGCTTTACCGCCGGCGCATTTGGCAAGGTACTTTGTAATAAGTTCCTTGTCAACTCGAATGGTGTCCAAGGGATCAAACTTGGACATCAATATCTCATGACCCTCCAAAAAGGCGTCAAGATTTTCGAGACGAGGTTTGTAATCGCACCTCTTCTTCAT